TTAGCCCTGACGATGGCCGCCGCTCTGCTTGAGAAAGTTGGCGAACAGCTCGTGGCCCTGCTCGGTCAGAATCGACTCAGGGTGAAACTGTACCCCTTCCACGTTCAACGTTTTGTGACGCAGGCCCATTATCTCGTCAACCGAGCCGTCTTCCAGCGCAGTCCAGGCGGTCACTTCCAGGCACTCGGGCAAGGTATCGCTTTTTACCACCAGCGAGTGGTAGCGGGTTACCACCAGTGGATGATTAAGGCCTTCGAACACGCCGCCGTCCTGATGCACCACCGGGCTGGTTTTGCCGTGCATCACCTGACGCGCACGCACCACATCGCCACCAAAGGCCTGTCCGATGGACTGATGCCCCAGGCACACACCCAGAATCGGCAGTTTGCCCGCGAAATGTTTGATCACTTCAAGCGAGACACCGGCTTCATTGGGTGTGCACGGGCCAGGCGAGACCACGATGCGCTCAGGGTTCAGGGCTTCGATCTGTTCAATGGTCAGTTCGTCGTTACGAATGACTTTGACATCGGCCCCCAGCTCACCGAGGTACTGCACGACGTTGTAGGTGAACGAATCGTAGTTATCGATCATCAGCAGCATTTTGCTATCAACCTTTTGATTTACTGACTTGATTCAGGCCTTCCGGATTCTGCTTCACTCATGCATCCCCTCGTCAGCCATAAGGCCGGGGGACGGAGAAAAACATCACAAAATCGAAGGCATACAGGTACGGGTCCGGCAGGGCCGGCAAGGAAATAGTCAGGCGCGCCAACGCCAACGGGCGTGAGCCTTGATAACGCGCATCAAGAGTTTGCTGACAGTCGTCACGGAAGGGGTCTCATCGGTACGTTTCGGGACATTAGCGTACCGAACCGACCGGTGCAATATGAATGTACCGGGCTGCGCCGATTGAAAAGCGGTTAAAGGCTGAAAAGAGGGCCGCGCCTCCTTGTGGAGGCGGGATTGAGGCAGGGGCACGATGGCCGAGGGTGGGGAGCCGAGAGGAACATCAGTGCGCAATCTCGCGCACGTAGGCCTGGCAGGCCTTCAAAGCGATCAATCCCTGATCGCCGTAGTCGGTGATGGCGACAATTCGTCCAGCAGCCGCTGGGTCAAGTTCGCCTCGCGAGCTTCCATGAACCACGTCGCCGGAACCGGAGGCGGTTGGCATTCCATCGCCACCGGCGGGGCTGGCGAGGAGGACTGACAGCCGCAGATCAGCGGTAGCCAGACGATCACGCAAGCGAGCCTGAGAAGTCTGTGCATCGCTCAATTCCTTATGAATGGTTGTATCGTTATCTTGCAGACGGAGTTCCAGCGCCCGCCTTCGCGCTTGTTCAGCTTTCTGCCAGTCGACGAGCGCCAGCGCCGCCTGCTCGCGCTCGCGCTGCCAAGCCAGCGTTTGCGTAGACAGTTGCAGACCATAGTGAGCCGCCTGCCACTGCCAGGCGGCCCATGTACCGAGCCCAGAACCCAGCACGAACGCCAGAATCACGAAACGCATGTCCAGCGCTTTCATGGCAGCACCTCCAGTGCTCGCTGATACAGCAGTTGCCGATCAGCAAAGCCATTGGTACCGCCATTGATACGCCGGGTGATCATCAGCAAGTCGCCCTTGTCCGCCAGCAAATTGAGATTGGCCCGATCCCAGAACCACGCCGCCGACATGGCGGCATGCTCCGGCTGTTCAAGCAGTTGCGGCTGGCGCAACAAGTCCAGCCCCAGCGCCTCCCCGCACGCTTCATAGTTGGCCCGCCCCGTCACCTGAATCAGCCCACGGCCCCGGTACAGCTGACCATCGCCATCTGCCTCTGGCGTGTTGCCCAGACGCAGCGCCAACTGCCCGGTGTCGTACTTGGCCAGATAGCTGTCGCTACCCAGCTCGCGCACATAACGAAGCTGCCCGGATTCATGCCCGATCTGAGCGATGAACCCAGCGATACGCAGGCGGGTGTCGATGACGTAACGGGCCATGGCGATGTTGAGAGCAGGAACAAAAACGCCGGCTTTAGGGCCGGCGTTTGGGAGGATTTGCAGTAGTTGTTGCTGGTTGATAGGCATGGTTACTCCTGCCTTGCTTATGAAGCTCGTCAGTGTCCCCAATCGACGAAGCTCTCGTGACTCAAAAGCGACGCGCATTAGGGGTAACAAACGCCCCATCATTGCGAGGCGTCGTTACCTGAGTCGTTAGCAGCAGTCATGTCAGCAGGTCGCGGCGATATCGAAAGCATAAACAGTAACGCCAGCTTCAGAGCCGGCGTCGGGTGCAATTCGTTTTCGCGCTCGCCCTGCCAAATGGCCAACTACTCAGAAGGTGGCACATACACAAAAGGCTGCGCAGGCGCTACGGGCCAGTCGAACTTCCTTGGATAACCTGGCAATGTATCAATCAGGGAAAGCCGCACGCGATAAAGACGGAACGCGTACAGCTCAGCGTTGATTGCTGGCACGGATTTCAATTGCTCTTCGGTCGCCAGATTCATTGCTATGGCGTCCTGAAGAATATCCAGTTCGTCCAGCAACGAGTGGATTCGATAGGTAGCGTTACTTGACAAGTTATTTCGCTGACTCGTCACCTGCTGCAAGACCGCCTCCTCGGTCGGCTCGAGAACCGGGCCGAACTCACCGGCGAGGGCACGGTTAAACAGATCGACTCCATGAGCAGCGGAGTCGTTGGGAGACGCACTAAAAGGCACCTCGCCGTAAGTGTCTTTAAACTCTGCAAACAACACCCACAGATTAATGTATGTGTGTGTCATATCGGACCAACGTGGATCACGAGCGCTTATTACTGTGTACATAGGAATACCTTTGATTTTCTAGTGAGAGAGTGTGGATTTATGAATGATTGACGCTTGCGGGCGTCGGCGAACCTCCTGTTTCTTTTGATGACAGGAACTAAAACACCGGCGGTGGGTCCGGCGTCAGGGAGCATGTTCAGTCGTTGTTGCTGGTTGACAGGAATTGATACTTCTCTGGGCTTGCGGGACGAGCCCAGCCCATGAGTCGATAAGGCTCTCCTGTTCAAAAGCGGGATTAAATGGCGAATAAAACAACGCCCCCTCAGAGCGGGGCGTCAGGACTTGGGCAGTTCGTCTGCACTTACGCCGGTGACGAACTCACTATTTCGCTTGAATTGCTGGTAACGCTCGTCGGTATCCTCGACCAGCGCTTGATTGGGATACTCGGCGCCATCCTGAATGCAGGCGAACACTGCGATAATGGTTTTACCGTCTTTGGAAAGTTGTACGTGGATCATGGATCACCTCAGAATTTGTAGCCGGATATATTTAGAGCACCTTCTCTATAAGAACCTGACTGCACGCCTGTAGACCAATAAATAGTTTGAGGCGTTATCAACTTCAAATCAGAGAAGGAGCCTGTTTCAATGTCTTGAACTGTCTCTGACATACTGTTTCCAGCCACCTGCTGAATACCTATGCCCGACACGGATGAAGCAATAGTTATCGCAGCATTTACAGTATTTACGCCAGCTATGGATAACCAACCAGTGAGCGCCTTCGCCGAAACAGGAACAACAGAAGCAAGGTTTATCGACTTGGTAGTTGTAATAGCAACGGTAGTTGCAGCCACTTTTTCGCTTACAACGCTAACTTCCCGGCCGTCCATAAAACCGATCTGAAACAGCGAACTCCTGGTCCTCCAGATACTCACTAATGCGGAGGCTGTAAAACCGCCGGGCATGTTTGCTCCGGTATAAACCTCGCTAGCTGTCGTCGAGGTGACATCAGTGCACAGTAAGGCAGAAGCCCCTGTCAGAGGGTTGTAGATCGCATAGATGGCAACGAACCCGTTCGCTGGCGGCGTCCCCGTATCCATACCGCCGCTGCCTACGGTGGTCAGGTTGATCGTCTTGTTGAATGCGCCAAGCCGATAACCCATCCCTCCCAAACCGGTCTCGACAACCAGTTCATCCGCCGTGATCGTTGCGGACGCGGAAGCGGTGACCACACTCATGATCAAATTGCGGGCGCTGCCAACAACCGTGGTGGGTACCAGGCCAGGATCATCGTTCGACACTACCTCACGCCAGCCAGTCCAGATACTACTTGCCTGCGTGCGCCAGAACTTGCGGCTACCAGTTCCCAATTGAGTAACAACCTGCAGGCAACCGCCGTTGTTGTAGGGGATGACTTCTACTGAACTGTTTGTTGGCAACGGCTGATTAAGCGTTGTGGGGCTGGTGCGATACATGCCGCCCTGAACAACAAGGTTGAGGTCCGTAACCAACGAACTGATGGTTGTGCCCAAGCCAAGTGCAGTAAGAGCAGCCTGTACAAACGCAGTGTTTGCAATGGATAAATCGTTATCACCAAGCGCTGCGGTAGGAGCCTTCGGATCCCCAATGAAGACAGGAGAATCGATTCCCGCAACTTCGGTGATTTTGCCGCGCTTGGTGATGTAGATCGCATCAGGGTTAAAAACAAGCTCTACCCACTCCGCCGCATTGAGTTTCAACGTATTGCTGCCGGCACCGAATAGAGAGATGACCTCAGCACCATTGGCCTTGATCGTTGCCGCTGCTGGCGATGCGTTATGAAAGGTTATCGACTTACCCACCACTACGTTCGCCTTGGGGGGCAACGTCAGCGTGATACCACCGGCATTGATTCTGTGCCAATGCCCCGCCGCTCCGGGTAGAAGAGTTTCGGAAGCGGTGTAGCCAAATCCTGCACCTTTATAAGCCTGCCTGACCTGCGAACCAATCTGCGTAATTGCGGTTGCGAGCTGGTCTGTTCTGGTTTCATCAGGCTGCTCACCACCGGCTGCCATCGCATTCAAGATCTCCTGCGTGATCGAGTTACCCCACTGCGCAGGAATAAGCGAACCGGGCATACCGGTCGCCGGGTTTTCATCTACAAACTTGCCGCTGACCAAGCCTACGCTTGGCACACTCTTGGGATAATCCACATTGTGTTCCTCAGTTGAAATTAACGAATTCGACGCTGTGCGCCGGTGCAGCTCGACGGATCAAGCACTCGATGGCGGTGCCGGGGTTGACTCCGAACCGCTCTCCCCAGTAGCTGGCCCCGAAGCGCCGGCCCAGGCGCTGGCGACCGCCGGTGTTCAGGGTCCACATGAATTGCGCGTTCCAGGTGCCGAAGTGCGCCTGGCCAAAACGCGAACGCCCCATACGGGGCGCTCGGTGTTCGGTCACGGTGGCATCGGGGTAGCCCTGGCTGATGGCAATGTCGATGTAGAACGCCGCGTTCTGCCCTCCTGTTGCCACCAGCCGCTGGCGCACTGACAAGCGTCGGTCTGCGAACAAGGGTTTGAGCCCCAGACATGGGTCCGGCAGGTTCATCACCCGCTCCCAGTCCGGTACCAATTCACTGACGGTTGCAGGGTCCATCTCGTTGAGCAGGTCGAACGCACGGCCATCGATGCGCGCGAACTCGCGGGACAGGCCGGTAATGACCTGCTGCAATTCCGGCACCCGCTCCGGATCCCACGCGGGACCGGGTGGCAACAGCGCCTGCAATTGCCCGGCGTAGTGCTCGGCAGTTCTTATGACGACCATTGAATGCCCCCGAACGTGAGTAACTGGTTAGGGCCTGCGGCTACATTGGCGACAGGCGCAATCAGCACATGATCGGTTTCGCCTGTCGCGCGGCTGATGGCTTCGGCGATGTGCGTGAGCAACAGGGTTTCGCCCAGTCCGCCCTCACGGTTGTGCAGGTCCAGCAGTTGCGCCTCGACCGCCGCCCGCACGGCGGAGGTGTCCGGTGTGAGCCGGATGGTGTAGACCACCGGTTTCTGCACCGGCGCCAGCACATACACGTCTGCGGTGACCGGACGCAGCGGCTCGATATACGCAGCGACCGCGGCGAGCTGCTCGGCGTCAGGAATGGGATCGGCCTGGTCGTCACGCATGAAGAACACCGCCACCGTGCCCGGCCCCATGAAGCGACGCACACACCAGGCGCGCGTCACGCCCGGCACTTCCAGCGCCCAGGTTACGTAGTCGTCCTGATTGCCGCCGTGAGGAATGACCCGATAGGAACGCACCATACGAGCACGCAACGACTCGATACTTTCCTGCGCGATGCCGCCGGAAAGCCCATCGCCGATGACGGTGAACGTACTGTCGATACCTTCGACCGGTTGCACAGCGGTCATCGCCAGACCGGCATCCGCATTACCGAGCACGCCTGCATCCACTGCTTCGACCGTGGTTGTGTTGTTGCCTGCAACCGTGGTGACGCCTTTTGTCACTCGATAGAAGCGCCCGTCACTAAATTGCAGAACCGTGTCGACATCCAGCACCGCACCGGCAGCAGCGGTAAAGCGCACGGAGCCAGTGGCAGCCTGGGCAACCTTGCGTGGCTGCCTCAGACGCAGGATGGCTTGCCGCTCAAGGGTCTCCTCGTCGGCGGTGTCCGGCAGAATCTGGTCGGCGATCCAGTCCTGATAGCCGTACAGTCCGTAGGCCGCGCCGCTGTGCGCACGGGACAATACCCGAGCATCGGACTGACGCAGCGCTTCGTCGGCGAGGTCGACCTGGGTTCGGTTGATCAGCGCCGGTAACGTAGGTGTTTCAAACGGCATAAATCACCTGCCACTGTTCAGAAGGGTTGAAGCGCACGATCTGACCGTCCGAAACGACCAGCTCGACGCCCAGGTTCAGGCGATTGCTCTGAACCTGTTCGGTAAGGATGTTGATGTTGCTGACCTGACCGTCGTCGATCAGCCAGGCAAGCGCTTCCCGGGCATAGAACTCGGCGTCGCGCTGGGTCTGCGCAGTCAGCCTGACACGGCGTAGCAGCCACAGCCTGGAGCCGATACGGTCATTGGCCTTTGCCGGGTAGGTGTCGCCCCACCAGCCATAGCGCTCGGCATCGTCGAACGGGTCGTCCGCTTCGGCGCGACGCCAGGTGAACAGGCTGATGACCACCGAGCGCAGCAAGGACGCCTGCAGAGAGCCTTCAATAATCATCCGGCACCTCCAGCGGGCGGTCCGCTCTGGCCGTTACCTGCCTGAACACCGCCATGCAGATGGCTGATCTGACTGATGCCAGCGGCAAGCTGGTCGCCTTTGGAAACAATCTTTCCGGTCTGGGTGATCTGCGGTGTGTCGAAGTTCACCGCTACCGCGGCCTTGATGTTCAAGGTGTCGGTTTCAATGTCGATGACCTTGCCGCGCTTGAGGTGAATCTTGTCGCCCTCGTCGGTGTAGATCGCTACTTCGCCCGACTCCAGGCCCTTGAGGCGATAGCGCCGGTCGGCCACTACCAGCAGCAGACCGTGCGACCGGTCGCCACCAATGAAGGCGGCGATGCCCTCGGCGCCGGCCAGCGGGTTGCTGGTGAAGCCATAGGGTTCGAAGTGCTCCATGTCGTCCTTGACCTCTCCGGCGGTGAGGCGCATTTGCAGCGCCTGCATTTTGCTGCTGGCCCTGGCGAGCACCACCGTGCCACGCACCAGCATGCGATTAAGTAAGCTCATGAGGTTGTTTCCTCGTCGATGGGCAGCAGCCAGGAGTAAGCGTCCTGATTGACCTGCACCTTGCTGCGCTTGTTGGGGTCACCTGGCTCGGCCTGGAAACCTTCAGGCGGACCGACCACCAGTGTGGTGATCGTGCCTTGGTCGCTCAGCGAGTAGGTCACGGCTGAAATCAGCATGTTGCGGCTCGTGAAACCGATGACCGGATCGATCACCCGGACCATGGTGTTGTGCCGCCAGAGCGCCCCGTTGGACTGCCGCCAGCCCTGGACCTTGTAGGTGGTGAGCAGCGCCTTGCCGGCCCGCTGACCACGCTCCCAATTGGCGCGACTCAGGGCGAGCTTCGGTGTGATCGGCGCATCCTCATGAACGACCAGTACGCGAAGACGCTTTTTATGCGCGGGGTCGTCATGCCGGTCATCCGTGACTTCTGCCGAGACCTCCGACGACTCCTTGCCGAACGTCTGGTCATTACCGGTCTGTTGACCAATGACCCGGTATTCGGAAAAAAGCCCGGAAAAGTCCCGCGCGATGACGGCGCTCAACACATTCTTGCCGAGTTCGAGCGCGTCTGCGCTCTGCCCGCGACTACCCGGCCTGGCCAGCACCACATTGCCGTATTCGTCATCGGTGGAAAAAATCCGGAACAGGGTCAGCAGCCGGTCAATGGACTTGAACACGGTTTCGGCAGGCTCGATGGTGTGATCGGCCATCTTCGAGGTCTCCGGTATTTCGCTGATCACCGACAAACCATAAGGAGCAGCCAGCGCTTCAACGATCTTCAACACCCCCACCTCCTTCCACTGGCTCGGCCTGTTGATGGCCGAGCAGTCGATGAGGTCGGCGGTTTTCGAGCGTCCGGAAATCTTTAGCGTGATTTGCTTGCCGTCATAGCTGATCGGCGCGGCAAACACCCAGCCGGTCAGAATCAACTCGCCGCCGATACGTACTTCGCACGCTGCGCCGGGCGTGATCGGATGCGAGATTTCAGTGCCCGGCCACTGCCAGGTAATGCTCACGTCAAAGCTGCGCGCCTGACGCTCGATCCCGGCAGAGATTTCCACCGACTTCCAGCCGGCATAGTCGTGCTCGTCAACCGTCAGGGTGACAACGTTAGGGTCGATCATGGGTCACTCCTGTGCGATCTTCAGCGTGCCTGGCGGTACGAAACCCGGGTGGGCCAGCCGATTGCGCTGCACCATTTCCTGCGCCCGGCTGGCGTCACCGAATCGGCGATAGGCCAGCACCAGCGCGGGCAAAGGCTCGGAGACCTTCATGTCCACCAGACGTACACCGGAGGCCGCCACCGCGTTGAGGTGCCTGATCAACGCCTGACGCAAAGTGTTCAGCGCCAGGTAGTGTTCAGGGTCGGCTTTCAACGACGCTTCCCAGATGGCCGAACTCAGCGTGTCGCGCAGTTCGATGACGTCATCGGCAACCGGCACATCCACGCGTTGCAGGGCTTGCGTCACCTGCTGATCAAGCGAGGGCACCACGTTGAGCGGCGTGACCGTCGTCGCAATCGGCATGCTCGCGACGATTCTCGCCACCTTGACCAACAAGGCATCCTGAACCAGGTTGGCAGTGGCCTGAGCCGTCACGCCGGTATCCAGCCCGCTGCCCTGGCTGACCAGATTGATACCGGACACCGCCTCTGCCTGTTGTGTGGCCTCGGAAATCACAGACCGGTAATCGACCGTTTCAACAGAAGACGCCCCACCGTTGCCGCTGGACCTTGATGCAATGCTGTTGGACGTGCCGCCGCTATTGCCGCTCGCGGAAGCGCTTGCTGAACTGCCGGTGACCGAGCTGCCGGAACTGCTGGTGCCGCTCGCTCTTCTGGCTCGTTGGCTGTCACCGTCGAAACTGGCGAAGAACGTGGTAAACAGCGTGCTGAGCGTCAACGGCGCATTGACCAGCGAATGCACCAGCGCGGTGACATCCGAATAGATCGCCATAAACGGTACGAACTGCCGCTGAATGGTTGCGAACACACCCGACAGGGCGCTGCGCAGCGCCTGAATGTTGATACGTACCGCGTCCACTGTGGCCATCACCGAGCGGTAGCGCCTGAGCGCCGAATCCAGCAGGCTCTCGGACGCGCCCAGCAACTGCCGTCGCGTATTGAGCGTCGACACGGGAAACTTGAGCGGGTTGGCCGGATAGAATTTCAGGTCCAGCCGGACGAGTCCGCCTTCGCTCAGGTTGTGTGTCACGCCGCACTCGCCAACCTGAACCTGCACGCGACCCAGCCAGGGATGTACCAGCTCGCCGGCACCTTCCTGCTCCAGTGCCTGCAGCAGTCTGTCTCGCTGTTCGAAACAGTCGGGACCGACAATGAACCCCGTCAGCGTATGAACTTTCGACTGTTTGCCCAGCGACTCGAAATAAGGCTCGTCGCGCTGTGGAAACTCATGCAACTGCCCCTTGCGGCCTGCCGGAACGACGGCTTTTTCAATGAAAAAACCGACGCCCCGAAAAGACGCTGGCAGCAGGCTGTCACGCCATGTACTCATGATCCGGCTCCTGCGCCGAGGGTTCGATAACCGACGTTTGGCGATATCGTCAAACCCGGCTGGTTGGTTTGCACTTGTCCGGCGCGCATGCCCGGCGGCGCGTTTTCAAAGCGAATGTTGAGCTCGCCTTCAAGTCGCGGGCCGGCCCCAGCTGCGCCCTGTTGCAACAACAGGCTGCCGGGCGCCAGCGGGGTGGGTACGCCGAGCAATTGGCTGGTCGACGGCACGCCAGTGGCCTGATTGAGCAACTGCTGATTCATGCGAACGTTCTCGACGGCACCGGCCGCCAGAAACGCACCGGTCCCGCCGCCCGGGCCTGCATTGCGTATCCGCTGTTCTTCCGCGAACTGATTGGCCTTCTCGGTCGCCCTCTGCAGCACGGTCTTATCAGTGTCGCCACCAAACCAGCTCATGATCGGTTCGATGAATGGCTTGATGTCCGCCCACAGACCTGCGAACCAGGTTTTGATCGGCTGCCAATTCTCGATGACCATGCCCAGCGGCGAAAAACTGAACAGTGTTGCCAGCACATCGGTAAACGGCTGCGACTCGGCCTTGATGGTTTCCCATAGCCCGGCGAAGTACTCGGAGATTGGCTGCCAGTTGGCCACGACCATGCCCAACGGCGTCCAGGCGAACAGCGTCTGCAGGAAGTCGAGAAACGGGGTTGCCAGCGCCTTGATAACGTCCCAAAGCGCAGCAAAGAACTCGGACAGCGGTTGCCAGTTGGCTGCGATCATGCCCAGCGGCGTCCAAGAGAACAGCGTCTGCAGGAAGTCGAAAAACGGCGTGGCCAGCGCCTTGATAACGTCCCAAAGCGCAGCAAAGAACTCGGACAGCGGTTGCCAGTTGGCTGCGATCATGCCCAGCGGCGTCCAAGAGAACAGCGTCTGCAGGAAGTCGAAAAACGGCGTGGCCAGCGCCTTGATAACGTCCCAAAGCGCAGCAAAGAACTCGGACAGCGGTTGCCAGTTGGCGACGATCATACCGAGCGGCGTCCAGGCGAATACCGCCTTTAGTACGTCCCAAAGCGCCATGGCCGGCCCACGAATCGCTTCCCAGACAGCTTGAAAATAAGGCGCGACGGTCGACCAGTTGGCAATCAGAAGACCTGTCGCCAGCGCCAGGCCGCGCACGATCAGGGCCAGCGGTGACAGGCCCATCACCGCGCTAAGTACGCTCATGGCGGTCGTCGCGGTCATGACCGCAACTTGCAATACACCGAACGCAATCGCAGCGGCCACCACACCCTTGATCACTCCAGGGTGTTCGGCCGCCAGCGCGGCGACCTGAGAAATCATCGGCCCGATCACGGCCATTGCTTCGTTCATCGCCGGCAGAAACATACTGCCGATGTTGATGCCCAGACGATCGACACGGTTGGTCATCTCTTTGATGGCCGTGGCCGTGGTCTGAGAGTTGTCGGCGAATTCCTTCTCGATAGTGCCGCTGTTCTGCACGCCCTCGCCGACCTTGGCCAGGTTGGACCTGAGCACATCCAGATTGGCCAGCAGTGGCGTGATAGCACCCAGCGATTCGGCACCGAACAGTTGCGTGATGACATCCGACTGCTTGCCGGGGTCAACACTGGAGACCGCCGTCAGGACCTTTTCAATGGTCCCGGACGGGTCGCTCTGCATGCCCTGGGTCAGCTGATTGACGTCGAGCTGCAACGCTTCGAACGCCCCGGCTTTCGCCGCGCCACCTTCGGTCAACGACTGCATGAATCGCTTCATACCGCTGGCGGCCACATCGGCCGGCACATCGACGCTGGCCAGGGTTGCGCCCATGGCCGCCAGTTGCCCGGAGGCCATCCCCGCAACCGGCCCGAGCGGGCCCATTGCAGTGACCATGGTGGCGATTTTCTTTTCCAGGTTGTTGCCGCCGAGCACGTTGATCTTCTCGGACAGCGCCGCGACCTGCGGCTGAGTCATCTGAAACGATGACCGCCACGAGGCCATCATGTCGCCCGACTCGGCCGCCGTCTGATCGAATGCGACACCCATTTTCACGGCATCGCTGGCAAACCCGGTCAGTTCTTCACGCGGTACATTGGCCTTGGCACCGGCAGCAACAATCGCCGCGATGCCATTGGCGCTTTCCGGCAGCCGTTCACTGAGGTCCAGAATATCGGACCCCATCTGCTGGAACTGCTGCGGTGTTTCAAAGCTTACCGAGCGTTTCACGCCGGCCATGCTGGTCTCGAAACCGATCGCTGCCTTTACCCCGGCAATCAAAGGCCCCGCCAAAGCGTTGTCCGTGACTGCCTTGCCAAGGTCTATGGCCCCCAGACTGGTCTCGAGGCCTTTGACATTGTTGCGGATAGTTGCCAGCGTTGGAGACAGCTGGTCGACGCCGGTAATCAGCGTTCTGATAGTGTCTGCCATCACTCCCCCTGCAGGATCTGGTTGATGCGTTGCGCCTGCAAGATCGATTCGGTGATGACGTCCAGCTCCCTGGACATCATCAGTTCGGGATCGGTCTTCCAGAAGTACGCGAGGTCGTAAACGACGGCGATCAGTCCTTCAAGGTTGCTGATGCCGCTGCCATGAAAAAACTCGCAACCTTCCAGCTCAACGTATTGATGTCGCACAGGTCCATCTGATTGACCGACGAGGGCGGGATGCCGGCGCAGACGGCGATGTATTTCGCCGCCACGTCCAGATCCAGGGAAACTTCCTCGTTCTTGTCGATCCTGTACGGCAGGGCCTTGATAGCCCGCGCTTCCTGCGCCGTAGGGCGCCGGAAGGTCAGTTGCGAAAGGGTTTCGCCGTGCGCTTCGATCGGGCTGGCCAGATCGATGACTTCACTCATTGCCAGCTCCCCTGATTGCCGTCGAATTGCAGTTCGATGGTGCCGTCGTCAGCCTTGCTGCTCGGCTCATCGACCAGGTAGGCGCCGGACAGGACGTAGGTCTTGCCGTTCTTGAACTCACAGGTGATGGTCATGTCCACACCGGTAGTGAGCAGCTTGAGCGGCAGATCCGCGGTATGCACGGCGGTGAATTTCAACCAGGCGGCCTTTTCGGTTTCCTTGTAGTAACCAGGCACGACGGTCTCGCGCTTGATGTTCATCAGAGGCGCTTCGCCGCCGCCGCTGATGGTCAATTGGGTGCCATCCACTTTGATGTAGCAGGTACCCGCAACTTTCTGACCCATGTTGTTTATCTCCAGAATGAAAAAACCCGCACGAGGCGGGCTTGAAAGGGTTGGTTAGGCTTATGCCGCTTCGTCGTACTGCAAGCGGAACTGGTTGAGCAGCGCGAACACGCGCAGGCCGTTGATGTAGTCAGGCGGGAACATCACGTTCACGCGGCTTGGGTCATTGCCGTCACGCTCGACGATCAGGTGCTGGGCGAACGTTTCGGCGTTCTCCACATGACCCTCTTCTTCAAGACGTGCGTATTGCGCAATCAACTCGCCACGGATGGTGCTCGGCGTGATGATCGGCTGGCCGGCACCGAAGCGCGTGCCATCGTTGGCCAGCTTGTGGCGGCCGTACTTGCTGGTGATGATGCCTTGCAGACGACGGATGATAAACGCCGACTGGTGCATGGTTTCGCTGTCCAGGTACGAGTTGTCAGCCTGGCCGTAAGCGTTCTTCTGATAGGTGGTGATCGAACGCTGAATGCGCACGTAGCCGCCTTCGTAGTACGCAGTGGCGATGCCGTAACGCAACAGCGACTCACGCTCGGTCAGGGTGAAACGCTGACTGGCCGGAGCCGGATCGATGCCAGGCATGGTGCCGCTCTGGGTCGGACGGCTGGCGTCGGCAGAAATGAACACCGCCGTGCGTGCAGCCAGGGCAGCGGCTTGCAGCCAGACAGGTTGCGGCACACCGTTTTCGACACCCTGCAGGGTGATGTGCTGATCGTTGCGCAGTTGACCTGCGGCAACCAGCGTACCGACCGTGCCGCGCTTGGCGCTGTAAACGTGACCGTACAACTGACGCGCCCAGCTCCAGCGACCGGTGCTGTCGTCCATTGCCGCTTTCCAGGCATCCAGCGTGGCGGTGTCGGTCCAGGGCATGCAGATGAACTCGAACGGTTCGTCGCCCAGTGCAGCCAGTGCCTTGAGCTGATCAGGCGTACCTACGCCACCAGTCATGGCGGTGACTGCCGCCGTCAGGCCGGCAGGAATGACTTCGCCATTGGTCTTGCCCTGGCGATTGAATTCCAGCTGGATGTCATTGCCGCTTGCCCCGCTCCATTTGCAGGAAAGGGTCAGCACACCCGCTTCGACAGCCGCGGTGACCGGCAGGTCAGGCGTGGCATTGATCTTCACCGACAGTGCAGTGGCTGCCTGGGCAGCGGTTGCGCCGTTAACGACAGTGGCCTGCACTCGCATGCCGCCGACATACAGGTTCAGCAGACCGGCTTCGGTCGCCGCTCCGCTTAGAGTTACTTTCGCGCCGGCCTTGGCGCCTTCGGTATTGAGCAGCGGCAGGCACCAGACTTCGCCGGTGGGGTCCGCCTTGCGCCAGGTTTCATACATCGAGGCCAGCATGGAGCCCTGACCGCCGATGTTTTTCGCCAGCGCCACGCTCGGCACCAGCACCAGAGACCCCAGTTCGGGGCCGGACACATCGTCGTTGACCTGCGCAACGATCAGTCGACGCATGCTGGCCGACGCGCTATTGGCGGCCGAATTGTCCATCTCCGCATAAAACAGCGGCACGCGAACATCGGATGGAATGTTGTTAAAGCTGATAGCCATTGTTTGGCTTCCTCTTGGTTAAGCCGTGAAGGCTTGTTGGGTGGTGGTGGATTGCTCGGTTTGAAGGGTGATGTCGCCGTCGTTCTGACGACGCTGCCACCAGGCGTTGAAGGTCACCTGCCGACCTTCGACGGGCAGCAAATCGCCCGCCTCCGGATCCGGCACAGTGCGGCCCTCGGCCGGTACTACAGTGATGCGTTGAGTCATGGTGTTACCTCTATTGTGAATTTCGCTTCGATACGGCCATCAGGGCCGGGGGATTTCAGGTTCGGATCTGCGGGGTCAACGCAGTCCATCTCGAGGGTGGCGCCGGTAAATCCGGGCAAACCGTCCAGATACGCTTCATGCCAGGTCTCGGCAGGCTGATCGGAGGTGTTGCGGCCCAGTTGAAACTGCGCTGCAAACCCGAAGCGATACGTCACCCGGTCGCCGCTGATCTGCACCAGCGCGCCACCGGTGTACTGCATCGCGTCGTAATCGCGATCCGGGTTCCAGCCCACCAACGCTCGCCACAACTCAGCGCGCAGGGTGTGCAGTTGCTCACTGGCTTCCTGCCCGCGCTTGTCACCGCCGTCGAGCACCACCACCACGTCAATCGTGTCGGTGATGTTCTGGCGAATGACGTTCTGCAAATCGTTGGCGGTGGACTGATCGCCAGTGGCAATGACGTACGCCGACGGATGGGCGAGCTGATCACCGAGGGCGACCGCCGCCCAGTCGATACCGGCACTGATTCGCCCGGCAAAGCTCGGGCAGGTCGCCTGCAAGTGGGCAACTATCGGGGTTATCTTCATGAGGGGTTCCGCGTGTGTTGAAGGTTGATTGCGGCGTGGGAAACGCCTACTGGTTCGCCTTGCCCAACGCCTCATCAGCCTTGTCTGCAGCACGGCTGGCCGTGTGAGCGGCCTGATTGGCAATTGATGCAGCACTCTCGACCTTGTCTGCCGCCTGGGTGGTGGTTTCGGCCAGCCTGTCCAGGCGCCGGTCGCGCTTGCCCAGCGCTGCGTCGTAGGCATTACGAACCTCGGCCAGCTGCTGCGTATGCTCGGCATTTGCCGACCACTGCCCGGCCTGAAAACCGAGCATCAGGCAGCCAGCGATCAGCAGCACGGAAATCAGCCAGACCTCCAGGCGCCGCCACCAATGGCGAGCGATGAAATCAATTGCGCATCTGTGCATCGTTTGCACCTCCGAGTTGGGATCGCAGCCGGGCTATTTCGGCGCTTTGCGTGGTGACCTTGTCGGTGAGTTGAACGATGTGGCTGGTGAGGGCTTCGATCTTGCCCTCCATCCGCCCAACCGCTGCGGCGAGCTCGTTGCGCTCCTTGGCGAACTGATCAGCCCGCGCTTCAGCTTCCTTGCGCGCCTGGCGCTCGGAGTCGAGCAGTTCATTGAGGCGGCGCACCGTACCGATGTCCGCGTTGTCCATCGCCCGGTCTGTTGCATCTCTGGAAAGAAACTTGCGCAGCCATAGAAAGCCGCCAAGCAGTATTGTGCCCGTGCCGCCCAGCCAGGTAGCTGTGCCTGGGCCTAGGTCGGTTGGGTCCATTGGTGCTCCATTAATTCAGATTCCGCTCATGGCGGCATTGACTGTAGTTATTCTCAAATAGCGAAAGGCAGTAAAAGCGGCTTAAATAACTCATCATTACTGAGTTATGCATCTCGTATAGATAGACCGGGCAATGGATAAGTACCCTGCCCGAAGATACTTCTCGTCAAAGACAGACCAACGAATATCCGCCACCCAGGCAGATCAGCTGGGTGGTGGATAGGTGATCGTCAGTTAGAAATCCCAGCCGACACCACCAAAGAGCGGAAGCGGGCCGGTGCTGTGGTCTGGATAAAATACGCGGCGTGGAGGTCGGACTGGTTCAGGAGCCCACCCGAAACGCGCCCAGACCGGCTTGTCCTGAACAATGACAAACGCACCGTTCGACTGGATCTGAGCGTAGGCACCCGGGTTTCCCTGGGTACCTGTATTCCAGATCGCTACACCAGCATCGGTGTAGATGACAAAATTGCCATCCGACTGCATGACAGCCCGGGTAGCGCCCTTGTTATGCGTACCCGCGTTCCATACCGCCTTCATATCTCGATCGTATACAACAAGATTGCCATCAGCCTGGAAGATGAGCTTGAACTCGCCAGCAGGATACGGAACGGCAATTTGCATCGACTGATCAGCGTTGAGGACTTTTGCGTCAAATGCGCCGGGCGTGAACGCAAGCCTGCCGTTACTCGACCACAACGCTCGAATATCAAGAACAACAAGGTTGCCGTCATCCTGGATTGAAAGCTGAGTACGCTCGATTGCGTCATACAGGTTCCTCGTGGACCACACCCGGCCTCTTATCGGGTCGTACAGGTAAATATTCCCGTTCGTGAGCAAATGCATGCCAATAGGCCCCTCAAGTGCCACCGTCTGACTGTACTGCTGATTGCCGTCAGCGATCCAAACAGCTTTTCCGGTCTCTCGGTCGTAAATCGCCAGATTCGCATCGTCTTGTAAAAGAAGTTGATATTTTCCATTTGGAGAAAGAAGGTATTGGCCCTGAACCAGAGTCTGCAGAGCAGGCATCTTGGATGCTCCGACCTGAACGAAAGAATCAGTATGTTTCGGGTAATAAGCGGGCATTAGTTCACCTTTTGAGTTAAATGATTGTTGGCGGAAGATTCCGCTTTTATGTCGCTCAACGGCGATAACTCGAGGCGCGCGGCCTTCACATGATTCAACGTTCCGCAGCGGGAACATTTGATCTGGAGCTCTGTGTACTCACCCATGCGGGCCAGCAGTTTCTTGCACTGCCCGCATCGAAAGTCCTTCAACATGTGCACTGGCCTCCGTGTGCCTGACCCAATGAAAAACCCCGCCGAGGCGGGGTTTGAGGTGGGTCGCGAGTGACCGGTTGTGGCTGTTGTTCAGCCTGTTTCCGGCTGCTGCCCTGAGGCGCAAATCGCATATCGTGGGACCTTTTTACCCCCCTCCGGAAAGCCTGGGAAGGGGCAGTTTCGGGGTGGGTCGAGTTTGACCGGAGTTCAACACGAGTTCGGCCACAGCTGTGCAATCGACCCGGATAAACGGCGTGAAACCGTGTCTTCATTTACCCTTGCGCAGCCTTGTCGGCGACGGCGTTATTGCTTCTGGAAGCGCTGCGCTCAGCGAGAATCGCCAGCACTTGCTGGTGAAGCTTGTTGATCCAGTTGCGGTAGGTGCGGTCTGCGCCTTCATTGATGCCCACCAGACGCATCTGCTCGCGCACCGGCAACGACTCGACATAACGCAATGTCGCCAGTTGCGCCAGTTCAGGCCCGCGGCTCTTTGCAGGGCTGCGCGAAAGCTGCGCCACAGCCGCCTCGACTTCGCTGCTTATATAGTCCAGGCCGCTGCCATTACCCACCAGTGCGCGCGAGCCGGGTGTGCGACGCGGAATGTACGCGCCCCACTCCATGATCCCGGCCATCGGGCTGCTCAGTCCGCCGCCCAGGCCAATGCGCATGCGCTGTTCACCCCAATGCTGCATCACGGCTTCTATTTTCTCGATCATCGTGTCTCTCCTGTAGGACCTTTCTGAAACGCTGCGCAACGTCTTTCGCTGCGCAGAACCAAGGCCTTACAATACATTTTGTATTTTTATGACACAACGAAGCATTACATTATGTATATTGCTCAACACCCTACAGCCTGTATGATTCGACGCATGAACAGAAAATGGTATGAAGTCGCAAGACAGGTCATGGAAACCCAGCAGATCAGCCAGGAAGAGATGGCTGAGCGGATGGGCGTGACGCCCGGCGCGGTAGGGCATTGGCTGAATGGCAAGCGTGAGCCGAAGATCGAGGTTATCAATCGGTTCCTGACCGAGCTCGGCTTGCCGATTCTGACCACCTCCATTCCGGCCAGCGAACCCGGCATGCACAACGTGGAACCCACGGTGCAGCCCTCGCGTTTCTATCGCTATCCGGTCATCAGCTGGGTGGAGGCCGGTGGCTGGAGTGAAGCCGTCGAGCCCTACCCTGCCGGCTATTCGGACACCTTCGAGATCAGCGACTATAAAGCCAAGGGCAGAGCCTTCTGGCTGGTGGTGCGTGGCGATTCGATGACCGCACCCGCAGGCCAGAGCATTCCTGAAGGCATGTTGATTCTGGTCGACACCGGAATCGAGCCCACTGCCGGCAAGCTGGTCATCGCCAAACTGCCGGAAAGTAACGAGGCCACGTTCAAAAAACTGGTCGAAGACGCCGGACGCTACTTTCTCAAGCCGCTGAACCCCGCCTACCCGACCCTTGCGGTGACCGAGGAGTGCAAACTGATCGGTGTCATCAGGCAGATGACGATGCGTCTCTGACCCCCGGCATGCCACGTCCAAGCCCCGATAACCGGGGCTTTTTCATGCGCCACTGTTTCGTCCCGGGCAGGTGTCCGTGTAGGAAACATTTGTAGCTTGCGTGAGAAACACCCCTCAATTACTGTATGCACATACAGTAAAAAGGAGTTCACTCATGCTCAAGCAGTTCCCCGACACCTCGCAACATGACGCTTACCTGGCCTTGGCACAGCGCATTCAGGACGCTATCACCAGTGACAAGGCGCAGATCGAGCATCAGGTCCTGCTGATCAGGGAGCCTGGCGAATCGGTGGCTCACTGGGAGCGCATCATGGATCAGATCAGCGAGGCCGAAGGTATCAGCGTGACCCGCAACCCTGAAAACGGCACTGCTCGCGTGTCCTGGTACATCGATTCCCTGTGAGACGAGCAATACAAATCGTATTTAAAATACAAACTGTATTGTCACAACGCGCTACATATCGTATTGTTTGTCTGCACCCCATCTCGGGAGTACTCACATGCAAACCACAGGGAGTCATGGAATGAACGAAATACTGGATCAACTTCGCAAAGAATTCGCCACGCCGTGCCCTTCACTGAGCGCCGTCCGAGAGCGTTATTTTTCGCACCTGTCGAACGACAGAAATCTGCTGCGCAAGATCAACGCAGGACGCATCGACTTGAAGGTCAGCCGCACAGGCGGCAGTCGTCAGGGTCACCCCTTCGTGTACCTGCATGACTTGGCCAACTACCTGAGCGCCATCGTGACCAACAGGGCAGCCTGAGGTCAAAAAAGCACCGCCGCAGCGCGATAATGTTCATCGAACTTTGCAGCCATGAAAAATCTTGCTACGTTTCCGGTACAAAACAAAAACAATCGGGATCCGTTCATGACCAAGACATCGAGGCGCTGGCCCTTCGCGGCCTGCCTGTTATCGCTTGCCTGCGGCACCGCTGCTGCCGCGCCCTATTCGACCATGGTGGTGTTCGGTGACAGTCTCGCCGATGCCGGGCAGTTTCCGGACACCGCCGGGCCCAGAGGCTCCACGCTCAGGTTCACCAATCGTGTCGGCCCCACCTATCAGGACGGCAGCGGTGAAGCGTTCAACCTGAACTCGTCGACGCTGATTGGCAGGATGCTCGGTGTGCCGTCAGGAGATCTGGCGGCGTCGACGTCACCGGTCAATGCTGCGCTGGGAGTGCCCGATGGCAATAACTGGGCGGTCGGCGGCTATCGGACCGATCAGATTCTCGACTCGATCAACTCGCAATCCACCGTCGTCGACCCGAACACCGGCACGCTGCTGCGCAGCCGGACAGGTTATCTGCCCGCCAACGGTTTTCGCGCTGACCCCAACGCTCTTTACTACCTGACCGGAGGCGGCAACGACTTTCTGCAAGGTCGCGTGTTGAGTGCCAGCAGCGCCGCGCAAGCTGCCAATCAGCTGGCAGACAGCGCGCAAGCCCTGCAACAGGCCGGTGCGCGCTACATCATGGTCTGGTTGCTGCCGGACATCGGTAAAACGCCAGCCTTGAGCGGTTCGCCACTGGCTTCGGCCACCTCGGCACTCAGCGCGGGCTTCAATCAGCAACTGGTCAGCCGACTGGCGCAGATCAATGCCCAGATCATTCCGCTGAACGTTCCGTTGCTGATCAATGAGATCCTCGCTGAACCGGCACGCTTCGGGTTCGATCCCAACGAGAATCTGGTCAGCACCTGTTTCAGCGGCAATAGCTGCCGGGAAAGCACCACCAACGGCAGGTCCAGTACGACGCCGAATCCGAACCGGCTGTTCTTCAACGATCGCGTGCACCCGACCGAGGCCGGACAGAGGTTGCTGGCCGACTACGCCTACTCGCTGCTTTCGGCCCCTTGGGAAGTCTCCCTGCTGCCGGAAATGGCCAATGGCACGCTGCGTATGCATCAGGACGAAATTCGCGCCCAGTGGCTCAGCGACTGGGGCAACTGGCAAGGTGTCGGGCAGTGGCAGAGCATGCTTTCGGCAGGCGGTCAGAAAATGGACTTCGACGCGCAGAACAGCTCGGCTGATGCTGACGGAAGAGGCTATAACCTGACCATAGGCGGCAGCTACCGGTTTGCCGAAAACTGGCGCACCGGTGTTGTTGCCGGGGCTTATCGCCAGAATCTTGAGGCGGGCCCCAGGGACTCCGACTACAAGCTCAACAGCTACATCGCCACCGCGTTTCTGCAGTATCAGGCCAACCATTGGTGGGGTGATCTGGCGGTGTCGGGCGGCAAGCTTGATTACGAAAATGCCGAGCGCAAGTTCGCGCTGGGGGTCAGCGAGGGTCAGGAAAAAGGCGATACCGACGGCGAGATGTGGGCGGCCAGCGGGCGAATCGGCTTCGACATCGCGGGGGCTGCCAGCCGCTGGCATCTGTCGCCTTTTGTCAGCGCCGACTACGCGCACATCGATGTCGATGGCTACTCGGAAAAAGGTGATCGCTCGACGGCACTGACCTTCAGTGATCAGACCCGCAAGTCGCGGCGTGCAGGCGTTGGTCTGCAGGGCAAGTTCCAGGTGACACCGAGCACGCAGGTATGGGGAGAAGTTGCCCATGAAAGGGAGTTCGAGACCGATCAGCAGGACGTGACCATGGCGCTCAACAGCGTACAGTCAGTGGGTTTCACGCTGGAAGGTTACACACCGCAACGCGACCTGAATCGGGCAACGCTGGGCGTCAGCCAGAAGCTGACCCAAGACCTGACACTGCGCGGCAACTACAACTGGCGCAAGAACGACGACGTGACCCAGCAAGGGGTGAATGTTGCGTTGAGTATGAGTTTCTAG